GTAATTCAACATCTGCTACTGGATGTTTAGGCGGTGGTGGTGCCGCGGCTGGTGCAGGTGCAGATGGCTCAGTTATTATTGAAGAAATTTACGGAGAATATTAATGGTCGATCAAGTTAGACTAAGACGAGGTACCACCGCAGAACATTCTACGTTTACTGGCGCCGAAGGTGAAATCACCATTGATACTGATAAAGACACTATAATTGTGCACGATGGGGCAACCGCGGGCGGCATAGAATTAACAAGAACATCACAACCAAGAGGTTGGACTAAAAGAGAACATTTTACAGCAAATGGTACTTGGACTAAAACTGGAAAAACTGATCTAAAGAGAATCATTGTTACCACATATGGTGGCGGTGGGGGCGGCGATAACGCTGATTGGGCAGGCGCCGGTGGACAAGGTGGAGTAGGATATGTTGTACTTGATGTTAGTTCTGTTTCTACTAATGTTTCAGTAACTATAGGATCTGGTGGCTCCGTAGGTGGAGCTGGAGGTGTTACATCATTTGGTACATATATAACATCAAATGGTGGTGCTCGAGGAAATAATAATGGATCATATCTAGGAGTTGGTGGAAAAGGTGGAAATTCTACTGGATCTGGTGTTATTGATTTGGGTGGAATGCCAGGTGACGGTGGTATGGGTTACTCTGCTACAGCTAACTCAAACTATGGTTATGGAAGAGCTTCTGCTGGAGGCGGTCCTGGAGGCGGAAGCGGAAATAGCAGCGGATATAATGCTTACGGGTGTCTAGGCGGTGGAGGTGCCGCGGCTGGATCAGGAGCAGATGGTTCAGTTATTATTGAAGAAATTTACGGAGAAGTTTAATGGCAAGATTTTTAAAATTAGAAAATGGTATTGTTATCAATGCTGAGGTACATAATTCTAAGCCTAATGATACAGAGGCTTATACATATCATGATGCATTGAATTATATTGGAATCGGATGGGAATTGACTGATGCAGGTTGGGTAAATCCTAGTGCTGCACCGTTTGGTCCCAAAAGAGTTGATTTAGACGGTAATGTTACCAAGTGGCTTGATTCCACCGGTGAAGTTGAAACCGATACTCAAACTGATCCAACACCATAATGTCTAATGTCAGATTAAGAACGTTTTCAACTACAGAATCGAGAGAATATATTGGAGTTGAAGGCGAAGTCACTATCGATACTGGTGCAGATACTCTAGTGGTACATGATGGTACTGTAGTGGGTGGACATCCGCTCTTACGTGCCGACAAACCAAGAGGTTGGACTAAAAGAGAACACTTTAGATCTGACGGTACTTGGACTAAAATCGGTAAATCAGATCTAAAAAGATTGATTGTTTATGCCTACGGTGGTGGAGGTGGCGGCGATACCGCTAGTTGGTCAAGCGGTGGAGGTCAAGGTGGAGTAGGATATGCTGATATCGATGCGGCTAATATCACAACTAACGTTTCAGTAACTATCGGTGCTGGTGGTAGTGCTGGTAATAACGGTGGTGTAACTTATTTTGGATCGTATATAGTTGCAAATGGTGGTGGGAGGGGTTTTAATAACGGAAGTTATTTGCCTTATGGTGGAAAAGCTGGTAATGCATCAGGATCTGGTGTCATAGACCTTGGTGGCCACTCAGGACAAACTGGAATAGGTTACTCTGCTACAGCTAACTCAAACTACGGGACAACATATGCTCCCGGTGGCGGACCCGGAGGTGGAGGTGGTAATACACATAGCGCTACTGGATGCCTAGGCGGTGGTGGAGGTTCGACAGGAACAGGCGCCGATGGATCTGTCATTGTTGAAGAAATTTATGGTGAATATTAAAAGGAAATAAAATGCAAGTTGAATTTGATAATTTTGTTGGTATCTTTAAAGATGCCTTCAGTGAAGATTTTTGTAACGATGCTATTGAGTTATTTGAAATTGCTGCTAAACACGGTTATGTTGCTGATAGGAATAATGAAAATACACCAGAGCATTTAAAAAATGATAATGCATTACATGCATATAGTGGTGTAGTGCAAATGCCTGATAATCCAGAAGTTATGGAAGAACTTAATGCAAATCTTTTAGATCCTGGTTACGAACAGTTTTTTAAAATATTTTGGTCAGAAATATATGCTAAGTATAGTGAAAAATACTCAATTCTAAATACAGCTGATTCTCATCAAGTGTATTATAACAAAATTCAAAAGACACAGCCATGTGAGGGTTACCATATATGGCACTACGAAAATGGTACTAGGGCAAATTGCAATAGAATTTTGACTTATATTTTATATCTAAACGATATTGAAGATGGCGGCGAGACTGAGCTTCTTTATCAGTCTATGAGAATTAAACCTGAACGTGGTACTTTAATTCTTTTCCCTGCAGGATTTACTCATACACACCGCGGTAATCCTCCGCTTAAAGGCGACAAATATATTATGACCGGTTGGGTAGAGTATTGATATAAATAGACATAGAACATCTTAACGGAGATCTCTATGGCTAACCCAAATTCTAGAGCAACGTTGATCGATTATTGTAAGCGCCGCTTGGGTGATCCAGTTGTCGAGATCAACGTTGACGAAGATCAACTCGAAGACCGTGTCGATGAAGCTCTGCAGTACTATCAGGAGTATCATTCTGATGCGACACTTCGTACATATTTAAAGCATCTAGTCACTGCCGACGATGTTAGTAATGAATATATTTCATTGAATTCAAACATTACATACGTCGGTAAACTTTTTCCACTTGCATCAAACTTTAATCAGGGACGCAATTTCTTTGACATCAAATATCAAATGATGTTAAACGATATGGCTTCATTGATTCATTTTGCTGGTGACCTTGCTTACTATGAGCAAATGCAGCAATACTTATCTTTACTTGATATGAAGCTGAATGGACATCCCCAAGTTCAGTTTTCACGTAGAGAGAATAGACTTTATATCTTTGGTGATTGGGCAGATGGTGATATCAAAGCAGGAGATTATCTTGTTGCTGAAGTCTATCAAATTCTAGATCCGAATTCAACAACTTCTATTTACAATGATATGTGGTTAAAGGAATATACGACTGCATTAATTAAACAACAATGGGGTCAGAACTTAATTAAGTTTGAAGGTATGCAGTTGCCTGGAGGAGTCATTATTAACGGTCGACAGCTCTATGATGATGCGACTTCTGAGTTAGAAAGATTGCGTGAGTCAATTCGACTCGAGCATGAAATGCCAGCCGACTTCTTTGTAGGTTAATATGAGAAACTTATACTTCTCCGACGCAGTTCGGTCCGAACAGAATCTTTACGAAGACATCGTCATCGAAGCGTTGAAGATGTATGGTCAGGATGTATATTATTTGCCAAGAGATATCGTCAACGAAGACAAAATTTTTGGTGATGATGTACCATCTCGTTTCAACTCATCACACAAGATTGAGATGTATATTGAAAACGTAGAAGGATTTGAAGGAGAAGGCGATCTTTTTACTCGATTTGGTGTTGAGATTCGTGATGAGGCTACGTTTATTGTTTCTAGAAAAAGATGGTCAAAACAAGTTGCAAGGCATGATAATGAAATAACTGCAACTCGTCCTCTTGAAGGTGACCTTGTTTATCTTCCAATGACTCAAAAGCTTTTTCAAATTATGCATGTAGAGCATGAGCAACCATTTTATCAACTTGCCAATTTACCAGTCTTTAAAATGCGTTGCCAGTTATTTGAATACAATGATGAAGATTTGGATACTGGAATTGCTTCAATTGATAAAATTGAACAAGATTATGCTTACAAATATATTGTTACCATTACAGGACAAACTATTCGCGATATTAATAATCGCGTCGGTGAAACTGCATCAATATCATTATCTGATGGCGGAACCATGGCCGGAGAAATTTCAAAGTGGTCTGATTCAGATAATAAAATTCACCTTATTCACGTTGGCGCTGACGATGGGCATTTCCATACGTTCCCAACAAGTGGCTCAGTATTAGTAGGTGATTCTGACTTTGTCATCCTGTCGGTAACTGAAGATAATCAGATTTCAAACAATGAGCAAAATCAAGATTTTAGTACTATTAGTTTAGACTTCCTTGACTTTACTGAAAATAATCCATTTGGTGATCCGGAGAATAACTAATGAGTAATGATTTTTTTGATTTTGGGTTTACTGCTGTTGACGAAAATGAATTAGAGGCTGTACAAAAAGCAACCCAAGAAGTAAATCAAGTTGCAACAACAGCTACGACTACTCAAGATAAGCTAGATCGATTGTATAATGCAATTATTCCTTTGTTAAATAATTTAAAGAAGAATCCAGAAAAAGAATACATTCTTTGGCCGGATAGATTAACAAAGGTTGAGTCCTTTGAAGATAAACTTACAGAAATTTATAAGAGCTAGACATGTTTGGTACCTATTTTTATCACGAAAAAATTCGAAAGTGTGTAGCTATTTTCGGTAGGCTTTTTAATAATTTGTATGTTATTCGTAAAAATTCATCAGGTGCAGTTATTAGTCAAGTCAAAGTCCCCTTGTCATATGCACCAAAGCAAAAATATTTAGAACGAATTCGTGAAAATCCAAACTTGATTAATGATACTCAGGTAGCAATTAAGCTTCCGCGGATGTCGTTTGAAATAACAAACTTTGCATATGATACTACTAGACAACTAACAAAAACATCTACGTTTAATACTATTGGTACTGATGCTACAAATCGTCAAAAGTTTTTTCCGCCTGTACCATATACAATTAATTTTCAGTTAAACGTATATGCAAAAACACAAGATGATGCGTTACAGGTTGTTGAACAAGTCATACCATTTTTTAATCCTCAATATACGGTAACGGTAAAACCTTTTTCAACTGAGTATCCAGATTTTAAAGAAGATATACCTGTCATTATACAAGGTGTAGCATTCCAAGATGATTTTGAAGGATCAGTTGAAGCAAGAAGAACAATTGTATATTCAATGGATTTTGAGATGAAAGTCAGTTTCCATGGACCAATTTCTACTTCTGGTATTATTCGTCAGGCAGATGCTGCGGTGTTTGATATCAGATCAACAGGTGATGTTGGATTAGAAACTATTCGTGTTACACCTGATTCAAGCGGTGTTATTGGTTTAGCAGATTCTGACTTTGGCTTTACAACCACAATTATAGATAGTGCATGATGAAAGATAAAGATGATAACATAAAGAATGATTACGACTATTCACGTGAAACATATTATGATCTTTTAGAAAAAGGTCGTGAGGCAATGGAAGATATGATTCATGTTGCACGTGAATCTGAACATCCGCGTGCTTATGAAGTTCTTTCAAACATGATTAAAAACTTATCAGATGTTAATGATAAATTAATGGATTTGAACAAGAAAAACAAAGAAATGACTCAACAACCAAAACAGGTTGAGAATCAACAAAATAATTTCTTTGTTGGATCTACTGCTGACCTTCAAAAAATGCTACAGAATGAAAACGTGATCGAGCATGATTCCCAAGAATGATTCCTATCTAGGTAATCCTAATGTAAAAAGAGACGGAATTCAGCAACAGTGGAATGCTGAGTTGGTGCAGGAATATGCGCGATGTATGAAAGATCCTGTTTACTTTTGTGAAAAATATGTTAAAGTAATTGCGTTAGATAGCGGACTCGTAAACTTCAAACTCTATCCATATCAAGAGAAGATGTTTGACCATTTTAATAATCATCGTTTTAATATTGTTCTTGCTTGTCGACAGTCTGGTAAATCTATTTCTGCGTGTGCCTATCTT